TTACACTAAAATGTCTTGGTTCCAAACTTTAGGTGTTAAATTACAAAAAGTTAGTAACTTAATCCATCAGAAAACATTACGTGGTGGTGCTAATTTCTTAGTAATTTCTCCAAAAGTATCAACAGTCTTAGAATCAATCCCTGGATTTGCTGCAGATTCTGCAGGAGACCAAAACAAATACAACATGGGTGTTCAAAAGATTGGTGCTATTAATAACAGATATACTGTTTATAAAAATCCATATATGACTGAAAACGTTATTTTAATGGGTTATAAAGGTAGCCAATTCCTTGAAACGGGTGCAGTATTTGCTCCTTACATTCCTTTAATCATGACTCCTCTAGTGTATGACCCAGTGTCATTTACACCAAGAAAAGGTATCATGACTAGGTATGCTAAGAAAATGGTACGACCTGATTTCTATGGTAAAGTATTAATTGCTGATTTGAACAAACTGTAATAGTTAGTTAATTAAATCTTTTTAAAGGAGAGCCGCGTAAGCGGCTCTTTTTTATATTTATTCACGATAAACAATTTAGGTCAATATTGTTTTAATAATATAAAAACGGGGAAAATGGCCTCTATAGATTGACCACTATAGTTGTATCCTTATAATCTCATAAAAAATTAATAAAAATGGGAGCACAATCAAGAGCCACGTTAAAAGGCTCAAACAGAAATTTTGACAATGTCTTAGATAGTTTTCTAAGTCTAAAATCATCAGATAGTGATACAATAGCAGGAAATGTTTCATTTTCAGGAAACCCCTCCTTTTCAGGACAAGGTACACTACAAACTAGTGACAATGTAACTAAATTAGATTTAGGAGCACAAGTAAGTTTAGACCCACAATCAGATGGATCTATATTTTCTGGAGTAGCTGGTGAAATTAACCAATGGGGATTCAGATGTGGTAATACATTAACAGTACATGCTATTGGAGATAACCAAACTCTTCTAGCACCAGCATTAAATGCAGCAGGGTTAGATATATCAGGTGACCAAGCAGATAATGAGGGTTGGGCTATGAGAGGTAGATCCGTAGTATCTTTAGGTAGATTAAATAGAGATTATTTCACAGTAGGAACATCTCCAGCATTTTACATGAAATGTAAATTTTCAATAGCTGATGTTTCAGGATATGATGATATAAGATGTGGATTTGCAAAAGTTGAAGCACACAATGCTAATCCAGATGCATTAGATGAATTAGCAGCTATGCATGTAGTTTCAGGTGATATCAAAACTACAACTATTATTAATGGTGCATCAACTGTAACTACAGATTTAACAGCTCCTTCTTCAGGTGACTGGGCAGATGGTGCAACTCATACTTTTAAAATTCTAGTAAGTGCAGCAGGTGTAGTAACATATGAATTAGATGATACAGCTCCAACAGGTGCAGTAGCATTTACTTTTGATGATGCTGAAGTAGTAACTCCATACTGGTTCCACAGACATGCTTCAGATGTAGGTGGTACTATTATATGGCAAGAAATGGAATTTGGTTTACAATAAACTTTATTCAATTTAAATATTAAAGAGAGCCGCAATAGCGGCTCTTTTTTTTATATGTATTATCAAACGTTACATTATATGACTAAACAAAATATTGAAAAAAATCCACCAAAAGGTTCTGTAAAATTCTCATTATCCCTATCACCAGAACAAAAAAAATCAAAAACAGAAATACTTAAACACCCATTTAATTTTATTGTGGGTAAAGCAGGTAGTGGTAAAACTCTATTAGCAGTTCAAGTAGCTTTAGATCAATTTTTCAAAAGAGAATTTAACCGTATCATTATCACTAGACCCACAATATCCACAGAAGATAATGGATTTTTACCAGGGTCAGAACATGAAAAAATGGAACCATGGCTCGTACCCATTCGTTCAAATATGCGTAAGATTTACAATAAACCAGAAGTATTAGAACGTATGGAAAAATCAGAACAAATTGAATTAGTTTCATTAGCTCATTTTAGAGGTAGAACTTTTGACAATTCTGTTGTAATAGTTGATGAATTTCAAAATTTAACTCGTTCACAATTAGCAATGGCTATTGGTAGGTTAGGTAAAAAGTCAAAAATGATTTTTTGTGGTGATTCATACCAAATTGATTTAAAAGATAAAAACTATTCAGCATACCATGATATGGCTAAACTAATAAATTCTAAATACGTTCATAAAACTGTATTAACAGACAGCCACAGACATGCAGCTATAGATGATTTATTAGAATTATTAAATGGGTATCATTAATTTTTCGTAGTTCTTCCATATTTATACACGAATAACCTAATTTAATTAAAAATGGCAAGAATACCCATATGGCCCGGCTCATCATCATTTGATTCAAGTTTAACTCCTTTTTCATTTTATGATTCAGATTCTTCTTTCCAAGCAGATAGTGTAACAACAGCAGATTGGTGTGCTAAAAGATTGGGATATCCCTTAGTAGACATCGAATTACAAGCAGCTAATTTTTTTACAGCTTTTGAAGAGGCTATAAATGAGTATGGTGCACAATTATATAACTTTCAAATAATAAATAACTTTCAAACTTTTGAAGGTAACACCACAGGTTCAAATTATAATAATAAATTAATTACTCCTAATATGGGGGGTACTATTAATGTATCAGAACAATATGGAAGTGAAACAGATGGGGGAGGAGGAAATTACCAACTACAAACAGGATCTATAGATGTAAAAACAAGTCAACAAAAATATGACTTACTAACAGATGCAGGGTCTACACTTGAAGCTATAACAACAGCAGGATCCTCATCCGTTTATATTAAAAAAATATTTCATTATCAACCAGCAGCAATAAATAGATATTTTGACCCCTATGCAGGTACAGGTACAGGTATTCAATCATTAATGCAATCATTTGGATTTGGGAATTTTTCACCAGGTGTAAATTTTATGTTAATGCCTCTAAGTTTTGATATTCAAAAACTACAGGCAATTGGATTAAATGATGCTATTAGAAAATCAGGATATCATTTTAATATAGAAGATAATAGATATTTAAAATTATTCCCCATACCCACAAGAGATTACACACTCTATTTTGAATTTGTTTTAAAAGATACAGCAAATGCACCTGTTAAAGATGAAAAAGGAGTCATATCGGATATATCAAATGTACCCTATAATAATCCTACGTATGAATTTATTAATCAACCAGGTAGACAATGGATTAGAAGATATGCTTTAGCTTTATCTAAAGAAATGTTGGGAGGTGTAAGAGGTAAATATCAATCATTACCTATCCCAGGAGAATCAACAACTTTAGATTATAGTAGATTATTAACTGAAGCAAGTAATGAAAAAACAGCTTTAATTGAAGAACTTCAAAAATTATTAGAAGAAACAACTAGATTAAAACAACTTGAAAGAAAAAATCAAGAAGCACAACAAACTCAAGAAACTTTTTATAAAGTTCCTTATCATATTTATATAGGATAATGATTAAATTAAAAAAAATATTATTAGAAATATTAAATAATTTCCAAGTAGAAGCTGTAATAGTATCAGATAAAAAAACAAATATATCTACTATTTTAGATCAAATTAGAGGTTTACATAAAGTAACTATTGTTAGTAATATTACTCCTGAGAATTATGTACAAACAAACCCAAACTCATCAACTTACAAAATAAAAATTAAATTTGTTACTAGAGAAGATCCTAATAAAGATGTAATACAACTAAAAAAAGATATGACAACCACAGATCTTTCTCCTGATCACAAACATTTTAGAGTATCAGGACTAAAATCAGTAACTTTTAAACCAGAAACAATAAAAAGAATATAATGGCATTATTTGGAGGATCTAGAGACATATCACTATTTCATAATTTGAATAAAGAATTAATAAATGACATTATTCAAACTGAAACTGCTTACTATAAGTTTGCTTTAGAACAAACAAAAATAAATGTTTATGGTGAAGCACCTGGTAAAAATTATTTTGAACCCTTAAAAATAGCATGTTTAGTTAATAGAGAAGATCAAGCATGGTCATCTGATGATTTTGGATCTGATATTAACCAAGCAATTAATTTTAGATTCTTAAAAGAAGAACTTAGAGAAATAAATTTAGTACCTGAAATAGGTGATTTAATTCTTTTTAAAAATAATTTTTATGAAGTTGATACAAAAATTGAAAACCAATTAATATTAGGTAGAGACCCAGATTATGCTATATCAACAGAAACTATAGATTTTGGAGATAGTTTTTCCATATTGATTAATACTCACATTTCAAGAGTAGAAAAATTAAATTTAATTCCTTTAAGAGAAGGTAAATATCCAACTACTACTAAAGTAGATGGGGGAACAGCAAATTTATTAGGATAGTATGGCGGATAGAAAACAAATAGACCCAAGAAAACCAATCCCTTCTAGTGGATACGATCGTTTACGTGATAATCTTCAATCAGGATTTGCTGAAGGATTTCCCGTAGAAGGATTTCCTAGCCCCGATAATAGAGCCAATATAAATAGAAGTAGGATAACTTCAAGAAAAGATGATAAAGTAAAAGATGTTTCAATTGGTTTACAAGACCACGATGAAGCTATAATGTATTATTTCAATAAAGTGATAAAACCATCAGTTATTATAAATGGTAATAGAACAAATGTTCCCATAATATATGGTTCACCTGAAAGATGGAAATCTGTCCAAAAAGATGGATTCTATAGAGATAAAGAAGGAAAAATACAAGTCCCTCTTATTATGTTTAAAAGAGACAGTGTTGAAAAAAGAAGAGATTTAGGTAATAAATTAGATGGTAATAATCCCCAGTTACATTATACCTTTCAAGAAAAGTATACAAAAAAAAATCAATATGATAATTTTTCTGTGCTCCAAAATAGAATGCCCCAAAAAGAATTCCATGCAATAGTAATTCCTGATTTTGTAAAATTAAATTATACTTGTACTATTTGGTGTGATTATGTAGCTCAGATGAATAAATTAGTTGAAATGATTAATTATACGTCTGATTCATATTGGGGTGATAAAGAAAGATTCCAGTTTAATGCAAAAATTGATACTTATAATAACACAACGGAAATTTCTCAAGGAGACAATAGAATTGTTAAAACTAATTTTAGTTTAAATATCCAAGGATATTTAGTACCTGATAGTATTAATAAAGAATTAAATAAAAAACCACAAAAATTCCACAGTAAATCAACAGTAATATTTAATAGTGAATTATCAGTAGTACCTTCAGGAGCTCCCTTAACAAGAGAACAAGTAAGAGAATCAACTGGAAAGCAAAACATAAAACAATTAGGAACAGGAGTAGGATATACTCAAATAGGTATAAATAATACAATAACATAATGGCAAAAAATAACAGAACAACATTAAAAGGATTTTTTGAAACAGGTAAAATTCCTTCACAACAAAATTACGTTGATTTAATAGATAGTACCTTAAATCTATCAGAAGCAAGTGATGGTATACAAGTTACTAGTGTGACTGCTTCTAGTGATATAAAAATGGGAAGTATTCTTATATCTAACGATTTAAGTAGTCTTAAAGGTATGTTTGCAGGAACAACAACTAGTGATACTTTAATTGCAAGATTACCAACAATAAATGATACACAAGTAGGAAATTTATCTCAATCTACAATACTTTATGGAAGTAATTCAGAAAACACATATGGTCATGGAACAGGATTTAGTATAATTTTAGGAAATGCATCTAATGTAAATACAGCAGTAGCGGGTGATCTTACAGTTGTTGGTGATACAGTTAAAATGGCAAATTTACCAACATCAGACCCAGGAACGGCTGGAGAAATGTTTACACAAACAGCAGTACAATTAGGGGGATCAGGAACTACTAAAGTAATATGTTTATCAGCAGGATAATAAATGGCAACTATAAACGCAACTTTAACATGGGACCAAACTTCACTTCAAGGAGTAAGTACTCTTTTTCAATGGAGTAGTGCCCCTAGTAATCCTAATCATCCTACTTATACTTGGGATGAAGTTCAATTAGCTATAAAAGCAGCAGGAGATGATTATTCCCAATGGGTAGATTTTGATAAAAAAAGATTAATAAAACTAATCCTAAAGGTACATGGTAGTACTATCACAGAAGAAAAACAAAAAGAAATTAAACAATATAAAATAAAAGTTAGTGACATTAAATTAGCAATAAATAAAATACCAGGCATAGAAATAATGACTGAAAATATTAAGCTTTAATCATTATTTTATATTTATAATAAACTGAAAACATGTATAAATTATTTACCGATAAATCGGAACTTTTTGAATGTGACATTAAACTTCAAGGTGCAAGTTTAAAAAAATCAAAAGCACGTTTAGTAGTTGAAACTTCTGATTATTCATTAATGTTTAACGGTTCTATTTCTAACTCAGGTAAATGTGAAATCCCTATTAAAAAATTAAAAGGATTAATAGATGAAGACATAACAGGAAATATACGTTTGGAGATTATAGCTGAAGATACTTTTTTTACCCCATGGGAAACAAATTTTGAAGTAGAAACAAGTAAAAAAGTAACAGTTGAAATAAAAACCCAAACTACTAAAAAACCAATTATAGAAGCAAAAATTAAAGAAAATAATATTACTAATTCAGAACAACAACATATTGTCAATTTATTTAAATTACTTATAAAAGAAAATATTAATATTGAAAATATTTCATATAAAAGAAATAAACTTAATAATATAGTGGCAACATATTTAAAAGAAAACACTGTAAAAAACACAAATAAAATTATAAATGGTGTAATAAAAATTCTTGAAAAAAAGAAATAAAAATGGTTATAAATGGCTCTACCCAATTTAACAGGACAAAATGTACAAGACACTTATCAAAGAGTAGTCCAAACAGACGGTACTAACACATACAATGGTACTGGTAGTCAATTACCTATATCTTTTAATGGAAACAACGTTATAATTTCTGGTTCGTTAAGTGCCATAGAATATATCGTAACTTCATCGGTAACTAATGTTGTATTTCAACAACAAAGCGGGTCCACTATATTTGGTGATTCTATAGACGATACACATTTATTTACAGGGAGTTTAAATGTAACAGGATCTATAAATGGAATTATAAATGGGGGAACTTTTTAAATATTTATAATAGAATAAAAAAACTATGGCAAGTACAATACAATTAAGAGCAGGAACCGGATCAGCAGTACCTAGTGCATTAACACAAGGGGAAATAGGCATCAATATAGATAATGGTTTATTATACTATGGTTCTGGTTCAGGTAATACTGTTAAAAAATTAGAATCATTTACTAATATAACAGCCTCAGGTGATATAAGTGCAAGTGGAAATATAGGGATAGATGGAGGCAATGGAAGTGACTTTTTGGTTGGAGATTTAAAAGTAGTAAGTAATAACGCAGCAACTCCAACCGAAATAAGATTTGCTCAAGCTACAGGTATTACAGCAATAAGCATAGGAAGAGGTAATGACCCAACTAAACCTATTTCATTACTAGGTCCAGTGACAGCCTCAAGTGACATAAGTGCAAGTGGAAATATCTTAAACACTGGAAATATAACATCTGAGGGAACTGGATCTTTTGGAAGAACTTTAGGTGGTAATTTATTTGCATCAATAATAAATGGTACTGATTATTTTCTTAATGGCACACAAATTATAGATTCTACTGCAGCTGGACTTAGTTCATTTTTTTCATTTGGTAATGCCAGTACACCCATAACAAAAGTAGTTGGAGATTCTGTTGAATTAGAAGCTAGTGCTAATGTAATTTTAGACGCAGGTGGAGCTATTAAACTAGATTCTGCAGCCGGATCTATTTTGTTTCAAGATTCAGCAACAACTCAATTAAGTCTTGATATGGATGGAACGGATGGAGCTCAAATATTACAATTAAATGTAGCTGGCGATGATTTAATATTTAAAAGTCAAGGAGGTGATGCTTTAATGACTTTAAAAAGCGAAGGCCAAACAGAAATACACGGAAATATAACAGCCTCAGGTAACGTAAGTGCAAGTGGGCATATTAGTGCAAGTAAATTACTTATAGATGGAATAGAAGCATTAGATCATAATTCAGGTCAACTAGAAGTAGGATCTGATGCTAATTTCACTCGAATAAATGGAACAACCATAAAATTAGATGCTAATGTAACAGCCTCAGGTGATATAAGTTCAAGTGGAATAGTATACACAAATAAAGTACATGGTAACTCAGATGGATCTCTTGAGCTTATTCAGGTTGGACCACTATCATATAGTAACGGAGAAGCTACTATAAAATTAACAGCTGATCATGTTGTTAGTATAGGAGATCCCGATGAAGCTGTTAACTCAACATTTCTACAAGTAGATGATGTTAACCAAAAAATAACATTATCAAAACAAACAAACATAACAGGTAATATATCATCCTCTAATACCATAACAGGTCTCAACTTAGTAGTTACAGGTTCAGAAGGTAATATTACAACAACAGGAACTATTACAACCACAGAAATAACAGCCTCAGGTAACATAAGTGCAAGTGGTAATGTATATGCGGGTAATAAACTTTTTCTTAGAAATAAAGAAGTACTAGAGGATGGAGGTACTATATTAGGAATTAATGAAGAAGCTGATTTTTCCGGTGGTGTGCAAATTAATAGGAGTAATTCACCTCAACCAATAATCTTTTATGGTAGCGTAACAGCCTCAGGTAACATAAGTGCAAGTGGAATAGTATATGGAACAAATTTCCTAGCAGATAGTTCATTACAAGTTGCAGGTAACAGAATAACTTATGCTAACGATGACCTAACATTTCCAGATACAGGAATAAATGTATCAGGAGGACATATAACAGCCTCAGGTAATATAAGTGCAAGTGGACGACTTCATGGCAGTGCATTAAGTATTGGTGGTGCTTCAGTATTTGATGACCAACATATAATGTATTTAAATGGTGTTGCTACAGTAAGAAATTCTGATAGTCGATTAATTATTAATTCAGCAGGGACGTATACATCAACAACCTTAACAGGAAACTTAACATCATCAGGTAATATAAGTGCAAGTGGAGCAATAACAAGTCTCAATTTAACAGCAACAGGTTCAACAGGAACTGTTAGTGGGGTTTCAGGCTCGTTTGATGTATTAACTGGTATTGGAGCATCAACTGGATTAGAAGTAGATGGATTTGTATCTGCAAGTAATCAAATACTATCAACAACAGGTTCATTTGAAGTAAACACTAATGCAATAACTACATTACCATTTGCATATAATCTTGTAGCTAATCATGGTTCTGAATTATATGTTGGTGTCCATGCATTTCTTGCTGTAACAACCCCTCAGTATTACAATAAATATATCCCCCCATATGATGGAAAAATAAAAAGAATATCAATAGGATGGTTAACAGCAGGTAATAACCCAGGAGATACAACAGTACGAGTACGAAAAGGTAGTGATTTTATTGTATCCGAATCTGCTGACATAGTTGAACAAGTAACAATTGCAGGATGTGATGCTTCCGAAACTTATAATTTTGATTTTTCATCATCATTTTCAAATGGAGATTTAATGGCATTTAGCGTACAACAAACAGGAACAGATAATAACCAAATAGTAGGTACAGTTGTAGTAGAATTAGACACATCTTCTTAAAAAATATAAATTATGGCATTAGCAAATAAAAAACAAGAAAGAATCGTAGAAAAAACAGACACTAATAGTAAATTTTATATCAGTAATGCAAAACAGACAGAAATGTCAGCATCATTTACAAATGCAGAACATTTAAATGACAGTGCTATATATGGTATTAATAAATCTATATTATATCAGTTGGATTTAATGCAAGATGAAATTGATGAATTAAGAAGATATGTTACTAATGAAGCAACGGGTTCAGCAGTTAAATCAATATCAGCAGTTAGTGTAAGTAATTTACCCACAAGTGCTACAGGTTTATCATCAGGCCAGCTATACGTTTTAGCTGAAAAAAATGGAACTAAAACAATAAAATCAGCATAATATGCCAACAAATACTTTAACATTTGGAACAGTATCAGGAGGATTTAATGGTGGCAATGCTATTATAGATAATACAAATACTGCTATTGTAGATTTAGGAAAAACTCCATCATTTGCAACAATGGTATTATCAAATATGACAGGCCAAGATTCAATACCTACTGATGCTACTATATTAGGTGTAGAAGTAAATATTGAAGACCATGGTAATACTACTGGAGCAAATTCATCAGTTGATTTTGAAATGTTTCATAATGGAACATCGGCGGTATCTGACACAATAACATTAGGAATAAACAATGTCCAAACTAGTGCACCAGAGTTAGGACTTGTAGGAGGTAGTACAACTCTATGGGGTAAAACATGGACACAATCAGATTTTGACTCTGGAAACTTTTTATTGAGATTAGACAATCCTGTAGACGTGAACCAAGCAACCTTAATATTCACATTTATCTTTTTAAAAGTGTCTTGGGAAGCAGTAGTCTACCCTATCAAATTGACATCAGGACTTATTAAACTAACTGATGGATTAATTAAAATTAATTAAATTATGAAAAGTGTAAAAATAAAATCAAGAAATCCAAAACCAACAGAATTTTCAAAAAATGAAATTGTTATTAACAATGAATCAGGCAGATTATTTTATAAATCACAACAGGGTTTACATGAGGTTGTTTCTACTTTTTTAACACCTTTAGCAACATCATTATCCACAGGAATAGATCTTGTTGAATTAGGAATTATTAGTGAAACTACCATAGCAGATTTAGAACCTATAACATTAAGTGATAATACTAATCCAACTCCTGAAAATGATCAAGTAACAATAGGGGTTAGTGATGGTTTATTTTTTAACAATTCAACAACAGCAGAACTATTTCAAATAACCACAGCTCATGGTATATGTCGAATAGGTCCACAAAACCCATACTCTTGTTTATTTGATACCAATAAAGGTAAATTTGCATTTAATAAAAGAATTTTAGTAGTAGGTAATGGAGATACAGCAGCTATATCTTCTAATTCAGGTGAAAATTTTACTTTATTTACAGATAATTTTAATAATGGTGAAAATGATGGTGACTTTTTAGATTCAGCTAATTTAAGTATACGAACATCGGAAGCAGTTGTTAGAGTTGGTGGAGATGTTAGAGCCCAATCAAATACAGCTGGAGATGGTTTTAATGGAGGGGGTAATGTAGACGCAGAAAGAGATTTAATTTATGGTAGATATGTAATGCCTGCAGATGGTGAATCTAATGGATTAATAGTAAGAGGTACAAATACAGGCGGTAATTCAAGATATTTTAAAATAACAGTAGTAAATGGAGATCTTATAGCAAAACAATTATTAGGTAATGATTTTGATAATCCTTATGAAGATGATACTTACTATAATGGATAATAATTAATTTAACATGCCAGATTACGGACAAACAGAAGATAAAATACAAATAATACGAACAGGTAATTCTGCGAGTATATCATTAATTAGTTCTGGTTCTTTATTAAACCACACTACGGCTATATCTGCTTCTGTTCCTAGTATTATAGCTGTAACTTGTTCTGCTAATGTAAATAATAGATTAACAAGTCCTGTTAATCCTAATGCTTATGGAATTATTACAGTATCAAGTGGAAGTAATGTAATTAAACCCATAAGATTAGTTTTAACATATGTATCTTCTTCATTTACAGCAGATTTTACTGGTAGTATATTATCTACTGAAGAAACAATATTTGATAAAAATAATATTTCATACACATCTTCTAATTATACAAGAGACCATATAGTTAGTATTCCCATACTTAATAATGACGATTCTTTTATTATAGCTGCAAAAACAGTAAAATCGATAAAAAAGGTAGGAGGCTTTGGTACTGTATTCAGTGCTAGTTTAGTAGATGATGGTAGTGGAATAGCCAACCTAACAGGATCTATTGGAAGTATGGCAATAGGTACTACTCTTAAACTTAGAAATTCATCATCAGCTGATGGATCCGAAGGTAGATTTTTAATTCATAGTTTAAAAAGTGGTTCTATAGCTGAACCTGATTTTGCAGGAACAGCAGCTCAATTAGGAGGTATGGAAATAGGTAGTTCCTTTAAAATAGGTGGAGCAGATCCTGTTTTTACTTTTAGTATAGTTCAGTCTGGATCAGGTCAATCAAATCAATCATTTTATCCAGGAAATCTCTACCCAAATTCATCTTCTTTAATTATAAAAACAGATCCTAATGATAAAACAAGTACCTTTATATCAGGTTCAGGAGGATCTTTATTATATTTTTCTAGTTCAGGTAATATAGGAATAGGAACTAATGATCCTCAAAGTACACTAGACATGGGGGGCACAGTACGTATACAAGGAGCACTAACAGCTTCAACAGATTTATTAGTAGGGGGAACATTAACAGCACGAGAATTCCACACAGAATTTGTAAGTTCTTCTATACTTCATGAAAGTGGCTCAACTGTTTTTGGGAATAGTGTAGATGATACTCATGTGTTTACAGGAAATATAACAACATCAGCTGATATAAGTGGTTCAATAACTTCAACGGGTTCGTTTGGTCAAGTAGATGCCGCTAATAAGTTATTTATTAATGGTGTTAACAGTGAGGTTAATCTTAATGTAATAGGATTAGTTACTGGTCACGGTCATGCTGATAGTAATAATAGGTTTACATTAGGGAGTGGAACAGAATTACATTTTTTTGATTCAAATGCATCTATAAAAAGAGATGGAAGTACATTTCAAATATCCTCAGCACAAGGACATAAGTTTTTAATTGGTACTGCTAATTATGGAGTCTCCATTGGAACAAATACTGTTACAGGATATGGACTTAGAGTTCAAAAATCAGGTTCAAGTGGTACTGCAATAATATCAGATGATGCAGAAAATAATCCCTGGGAATTTAATCCGGGTGGAAATAATATATTTAGTGGTTCATTAATTTCAACGGGTTCATTTGGTAGAGTTGAAATAAGTGGTGATATCAGTGCAAGTGGTACTGTAGAAGGTTTAAATGGAAAGTTTTTTGGAGGAAATCTTGAAACAAAGAATCTATTAGTACAAGATCAATATGGATCATCAAATAATTTCGCTAGAATATTTAATGGGAATATAACAGCATCAGGTAATATAAGTGCAAGTGGAGAAATAATAGGGATAATAAATGGTGGGTCTTTCTAATTTGCATATATGTATATAGGAAATAATAAACATTAATAAAAGTTATGGCACTACAAAACAAAACAACCACTCCTAATACTGCACCAAAAACTCAAAAATTCACAACAGAAGAATTGGATAAAATAAAATCCCTTCAATCTCATATGAATAAACTAACAATTAGTTTTGGGCAATTATATTTAAGTAAAGCTAAAATAGAAGAACAAGAAAAAAACTTAAAAAATCATTTAATATCTATAGAAAAAGAAGAATCTAACTTAGCAACTTCCCTCACAGAAAAATATGGAAAAGGAACTCTTGATATAGAAACAGGAACTTTTACATCAATAGAATAATTCTTATAAACTTCTACCATATTTATTACTGATTAAATTTAGTTTTAATCAATTATTTTGGTTGGGTTTATATCTTTTTCTTATATTTATATAGGAATAAAACCATTCAAAGAATTAAAATAAAAAACATATAAAAAAGATGGCAGAACAAATTATCTCACCAGGTGTATTTACAAGAGAAAATGACCTATCATTTCTACCACAAGGAGTAGGCGCAATAGGAGCAGCAATAATTGGCCCAACAGTAAAAGGACCAGCATTCGTACCAACAGTAGTAAGAAGTTTTGAAGAATATGAAAGACGTTTTGGACCCTTAAGTTCAGAAACATATGTTCCACAAACAGTTAGAGAATATTTAAGAAATGCAGGATCAGTTACAGTGTGTAGGGTACTAGCAGGGGGTGGATATACTTTCTCTACTGGAAATACTGAACCTATAGCTGTAGTTATATCAGGATCTAGTGATAGTGATGATCCTGATGATTTAGGACAACCATTAATAGTAGGAATAATTTACCCTTCTAAAGCGGCAAGTACCCCCTCATTAAATTTATCTACAGCTTCCTCAACGGGACATACAGAACAAGGTAATGTAAGTGGAAGTTTTACATCATTACTTAATGGGACAAATGTTACCTCAACCTCATTTAATGCCTCAATAAATCCTTCTAATTCAAATTATTTATTTAAATATATAGGATACAGCCCAGATAATAGTAAAACAGGAGCTAATGCATACGCAGGTACTCCTGGTTACACTTATTTAAATTTTAAAAACATACAATCAAAATTAGCAGCTTCAGGTAGTGTAGAGGGATATGGACTTGGATCAGGATCTGCATTAATATTTTCTAAAATGAGCTCAACTGATCAAGTATTTGATGGAATTGGTCAGACAGAAGGATATGGTTATTCATCAACACCTTTTATCCAATCACAAGTTCAATTAGGACAAAAAGATTTATTTAAGTTTCATACCATAGATCATGGAAAGCATTTATGTCATGAATATAAAATTTCAATTGCAAATTTAAAAGAACCCGGAGACATAGATGGTGTTGAACAGTATTCACAGTTTTCAGTTATCTTAAGAAGAACAAATGACACAGATAAAAATCCAATCATCCTTGAACAATTTAATAATTGTACTCTAGATCCAGATTCTCCACGATATGTTTCAAGAGTAATTGGAGATAGATACCCACAATATAATGATACTTTAGCTAAAGTAGAATTACTTGGAAATTATCCAAATATTTCAAATTATATTAGAGTAGAAACATCTCAAGCAGTAGATGAAAGAGCAACTTCTCCTAAATTATCACCAAAAGGATTCGCAGCTGTACAAAATCCATTTGCAGCAGCAGCATTCAGTTTTGTAGCAGGAGCTGGTGCTGAAACCGCAGTTTTCCCTTCAGCATCTTATGAAAGTACACAACAATTAGGAACAGATGATACCTACAATGCTAAAGGATATTTAGGATTTATGTTTATGGATAAAGAAAGTGATAATGAAAACTTCTTACAACCTTTACCAAATAGTGCCCCTTCAAACGTAGCAGGTGCATTTAGTGTTGATAATTTCTTTGGTCATCCAAGTTCAAGTTTACACTTTTCAACAGGAGGATCTGGTTCATTAAGTGCTTCAATAGATTCAACAGGAGTTAATGGACCCACAGCTAACCAATTAAAATTTACAGTACCTTTCCAAGGAGGTGATGATGGCTTAGCACCATGGACAGTTAAACAAATAGGAACTAATATTACTGCTGCCAATTTATATGGGTTTGATTTAAGTACAAACACAGCAACAGGTTACACAGGATATAAAAAAGCAATTGATATTATTTCAAATCAAGATGAATATGATATTAATATGTTAGCTATGCCAGGTGTTATTCATTCAATACATCCATTAGTTACAAATTTGGGTATTGATATGTGTGAAGAAAGAGGAGATGCATTTTTTGTAATGGATTTAAATTCTGTAGATGCATCTGTAAACCAAGCAGTAAGTGATGTAAGTGGATTAGATTCAAATTACGCTGCAGTTTATTACCCATGGGTTAAAGTATTAGATAGTGCTAAAAATAAACCAGTATTAGTACCACCATCAGTAATTGTCCCAGGAGCCATAGCAGCTTCAGATAGAATTGCAGCTGAGTGGTTTGCACCAGCAGGTTTAAATAGGGGTGTATTAGGAAATGTATTAGAAGCTAAAATAAGATTAAATCAAGCTGAAAGAGATATATTATATGATTCTAAAATTAACCCAATTGCAACATTCCCACAAACAGGAGTTTGTATTTGGGGTCAGAAAACATTACAAGAAAGATCAACAGCATTAGATCGAATTAATGTACGAAGATTATTAATTGCACTTAAGAAATTTATAGCTAGTTCTTCTAAATACTTAGTATTTGAACAAAACACACAATCAACGAGAAATAGATTCTTAAATATTGTTAATCCATATTTAGAATCAGTACAACAAAGACAAGGACTATACGCTTTTAGAGTACAAATGGATGAAGCAAATAATACTCCAGATGTAATTGATAGAAATCAGTTAGTAGGTGCTATTTATTTACAACCAACAAAAACGGCTGAATTTATAGTCTTAGATTTTAACGTATTACCAACAGGAGCTACATTTGATAATGCTGGTGGAACTGGTGGAGGAAGTTACTAAAAACTAGAAAATATTATATTTATAATAAAACAAAAAACAAAAATAAAAGATGGCGATATTAAATACAAATGAAATGATGTTTACAGCATTTGAACCTAAATTACAAAATAGGTTTATAATGTACATTGATGGAATCCCAGCATATTTGATTAAAAAAATACAAAGACCAAATATTTCTTTTGGCGAAGTAACTCTTGATCATATTAATGTGAAAAGAAAACTTAAAGGAAAAGCAACATGGAATAATATAACATGTGACCTATATGATCCCGTAACACCATCAGGTGCACAAGCAGTAATGGAATGGGTTCGTTTATCGCATGAATCAGTTACAGGAAGAGATGGTTATTCTGATTTCTATAAAAAAGATATTAGAATTAACTCATTAGGCCCTGTAGGTGATGTAGTTGAAGAATGGATATTAAAGGGAGCATATTGTCAAACAGCTAATTTTGGAGATATGGATTGGACATCAGATACACCAGCTAATATTAATATAACTATAGTAATGGATTATGCTATCTTAAATTACTAAAATTATAAATTAATTTTTAAATAAAAAAGAAGCGCTATTTTTAGCGCTTTTTTATCCTTGTTTCTATATGTATATCCGAATATATTTTAAATATATTATAAGAGTACTAACCTAAAAAATTTTATATTATGAAGAAATTACTTACATTTTTATTTGCGATCATGAGTCTAGGACTCAATGCTCAAAATAATTTATCAAACAATTGTTTAGATTGTGCACTAGCGCAAGGATTTTATTGTGGGGAAGACCCCTCTAATTGGACAATGTA